CCTGCTGGAACTTCAACAGTATACGATCAAATATTAGGAACTAACATCAGAAGACCTTTCTTACATGTAAGATATAGAGCTTCACAAGCTGATGATAGAAGAATGAAATCTTGGTTAACTGGTTCTGCTGGTGGTGCATTTACTTCAACTCTTGATGCTATGGAAGTAAACTTCCTATCAGAAAGATGTTTAGTAACTCAAGCTGCTAACAACTTTGTATTATTCAAAGGAATCTAATTGATTCAACATTAATGTAATTTTTACCCTCGTTGTACTGACGGGGGTAATTATTACTTTTATAACTATTTAATTTTATTATATTATGGCTAAACAAGCTAAAGCACAGAACATTGAGGTTGCGCCTCAAAAAGAAGTGGTAACAAAAGTTGCTGCTCCAGTGAAACCCGCAAAACCAGAGTGGGAAATTAAAGATAGAGTATATTATTTAAAAAGTAATAAAAACCCTTTAACATTAACATTACCGGGAAAGCATACGCGAAAGCACGCTTTACTATTCTTTGATGAAAAAACTGGAAAACAAAGAGAAATAAGATATGCTACCAATCAAGATTCACCTCTTGTAGATGAACAAAAAGGCGAAGTTACAATGGGGCATATTAGATTTTTAAAAGGCAGTTTAACTGTTAAAAAAGAGCAACAAAATTTACAAAAGTTATTATCTTTATATCACCCTTTAAGAGGAAAACTATATGAAGAATTTAGCGCTGTAGCAGAAGCTTCAGATGATTTAAATATTTTAGATCTTCAAATCGATGCTTTAAATGCTGCTAGAGCAATGGATGTAGATTTTGGAGAAGCTATTTTAAGAGTAGAAATAGGGTCTAAAGTAAATGATATGAGCTCAAAAGAGCTAAAAAGAGATTTATTGTTGTTTGCAAGAAGCAATCCTCAGCTATTTTTGAACTTAGCTAATGATGAAAATGTGCAATTAAGAAACTTTTCTATTAGAGCACAAGAAATGGGTATTATTAAATTATCGCAAGATCAACGAACTTTTAGTTGGGGATCAAATGATAGAAAATTAATGAACGTACCTTTTGATGAAAACCC